AGTATGTATGACGTTAGGTATCAGTGGAAAAGACCCACGCGGGCGAGCATTAGTAAATGCGACATGCAGGCCGCAAAGAAACGGCGCGTTTAACGAGGACGTACAGACATTTCGTAAATTACTGGACTACAACGTTCAGGATACGTATTGCTTAGAAGAATTAGACAAACGGTTGCCACCACTTCCACCGCACGAACGATTGATATTCGAACGTACATGGCGCAAGAACGAAATCGGATTGCCAATAGACATTCAGTTAGTGACTGCAATTGCACTGCGTCGTCAAACGATAGAACATGAAACTACGCTTAAACTAATGGAATTGACAAATAACGCCGTAACAAAACTATCGCAGCGACAAAAAATTATTGAATGGTGCAATGGCGGTAATCGCGCCGCTGGACTGGAGAGTACACAAAAGCACGTAGTAGCCGAAAAGTTAACTGATGAAGATTTGCATCCGGATGTACGGCTTGTGCTAGAACTTTTGCAAGCAGAGGGCGGTTCCGCGCCGCTTAAAGCACAGTCACTTCTAAACCGACATGTTGGTGGATGGTATAAAGACGCAACGCGCTATTTTGGTGCGCGGTCGGGTCGTGGCACGTCAGAAGGTACCAACATGTTTAACATTGCCCGGCCTTCTGGTAGATATGACGGCAAAGAAGGTCGCCCGACGATTGATAGCGTAATTGCCGGGCTGAAACAAGGATTTCAATACGACAACATAGCTCTAAAAGATTGTCTTCGTGGGTGCATTGTAGCGCCTTCGGACTGGTTAATAATGGATAACGATGAAGAACAAGCCGAATTGCGTCTCGCTTTATGGCAGGCCGGCGATATTGATCGCCTTAACATTTTGGCCGCCGGCAAAGATTTGTACATGTACAATGCAATAACTTGTTTAGGATTGCCGCAGAGCGCAACGAAATCAACACATCCCAAAGAGCGTCAAACGTTCAAAAGCGCGACACTTGGTGGAAATTACCAAATGGGGTGGAAAGCGTATTTAGCGTACTTAATCAAAACTGCGGCAGAAAACGGGCTGAAAAAACACGAATTGACTGAAACAAAAGCGCGTACGGATATAGACGGCTACAGAAAAGGAAATCCGCTATTAGTGCAACTTTGGTATGATCTAGCCGACGCTTTTAAATTCGCGATATACGAAGCTCCCGATCGCATATTTCCCGCCGGTAAGGTTGCATTTCAAAAAGATACACACGGAACTATATGGATGTTACTTCCATCCGGACGCGCGGTACCGCACTATTCGGCACACATAACGCATACTGGCGAAATGGCTTTTTTCCGCGCCAAATTTGGCGCTATGTATCGCCAAAAGGCGTTCGGTGGCTCCTTACTGGAAATTTCTTGTCAGTGCATGACGCGTGATTTAGTAACAGCCGCGGAAGATGACATTGAGAAAGAATTGCCAGATGTCGTGCTCTTGCTGGACGTATACGACAGTATTCTCGCCCTTGCTCCTGCATACGTAGCGAAAGAACGCTCTGCGCAGATACGAGAGATCATGAAAAGACCTCGGCATTGGACCGCAGGGCTGCTTCTTGGTTGCGACGGGTATGAGTCAGAAAGGGTATGTAAGTGAATTAGAAATTAAGCATCGGCAATCCACCAAGCATCTGGCCAATGCCCACACCTAAGTTAGTATCGTTTTTAGCTTGTGCCTGCGCGATTTGAGATTGGCCCGCTATCTGTGACGTATCTACACTAGCTTGCTGGCCAGTTGCCGTGGTGCCAACACTGATCGCGTTGAACATGTTTTGGAGAGAACCTTGAAGTTGCCCGAACATCTGCTGATTACCAGCAAGGTAATTCGTGTAAGCGTTATTCGCATACGTGTTAGCAATGCCGGTGTTGACGCCAGCAAGTGCACGCTCGTTCGATCCTGAAAGCAAACCGCCAGTTGCCGCCGCACTGCTATTCTGTGCAGCGTCGGCAACACCCATTTCGTACTTTGCAGCCGGCGAGGTTTGATAGTTGCTCATGAAATTATTGTAGTTCAGATTCGGATCAGCCCCCGCGACCCTACCGATATTGCTGATTGCGCCGGACGCCGGACCGAGAAACGACTGACCAAAGCTGTTGTATGGCTGTGTCTGTCCAGTAAACCCTTGTGCGATTTGATTGATGTTATTCATTCCTGAATTCAATTGGGAATTAGCAATTTCCGATCCGATGATAGTCCCGAGACCGGAACCAATACCGGAACCAAAATTAAGACTCGGCATCGCGACGCCCCTTGCAGTGTATGACAAAATTTGCTATGAGCACGTTACCACGATTCGCGCGAGAAAACCATGGTACGCCGCCGAATGATCTCCCTACGCTTATCCGCTAATCTCGTCGAGCGACTCGATTTCATTGTTCGGAATGACGAAGCCAACGCAGCGACTCGATCGTCCGAAGTTCAAGCAGCTATAGAATCATGGCTCAACAGTCGCGAACGTCGCATGCGCGAATTGGGTTTGGAGCCCCCAAAATGAAAAGCGAAAAAGAACTGCATATGAAAGCACAGCAATGGCTTGAAAAATCTGGCCTTTGGAAGAAGCTCCTGATCTTCCACGTTCCCAATGAGCGGTTTGGCGGTATTGGTACAATTACGCATTTTAAACGCCTTGGTGTACGTCCTGGCGTGGCGGACTATCTATTGTTCGCCACTAATCACAGAATTGCTATTGAACTGAAAAACGAAGAAGGCGTACAAAATGAGAATCAAAAAGAATTTCAAGAACAGTGGGAAGCTGCAGGCAACCGATATTTTATTGCACGTTCGTTACTGCAATTCCAAGCAATCATAGGCATGTTATGTGCCAAAGTATGATATCTTAGACTTAAACTCTGCTCGTGCGGCATTTATTACAGCCTCAAATATAATTTTTGTACGATCAGAATTCTGTCCTAACTGTAATGCGCGATCGTATGCATTCTGTGCTGAAACTATGGCACGATCGTACTCAGTCAAAGCTTCATCTAAAACGGAAAAGCTGTCCACGTCGCCACTCCAGTTTTAATCCAGACACGAGCACCAACGCCGCCAGCTACGTCTCCGTACCAATCTCCTACTGCACCTAGTCCGGCTGCAGGCGCTCCCGTACCGTTGTGCAAGGCCCCTCCACGTGCCTGCACGAAGGCAGTAGTCGCAAGCTGAGTTGTGTTCGTCCCGGCGATCGCAGTAGGCGCGGCGGGCGTACCTGTGAACGCTGGCGATGCGAGCGGAGCCAATAATGCTTCCGCGGCCTCTGCTCGCGCGGTTTCCGCGGCCACAGCAGTATCCGCATAGGCAGTAGTCGCTATCTGCGTGTTATTCGTAAGGGGTGCCGCCGTTGGAGCTTTGGGAGTTCCTGTGAATGTCGGCGACGCTAAAGCGGCCCGTGACGTGTCGGTTGGATGAATGTGATCTTGGCGGGCGTATTTAGTCGAAACACCGACAGCTCCAACACCGTCCATCAATGGTATGGCAGTTGCCGGGCTACTAGCAGTGTTCTGGATCACGAATGCGGTAGTCGCAATCTGATTAGTATTTGTAAGAAGCGGTGCAGTGGGCGCAGTTGGTACGCCCGTAAGCGTGGCATCGCCCTGTCCGTTTAAAAGGCCCGTCAATTCAAGAAACCAACGATTCAGCGCTGGATCAATCTTGGCAATCTTGGGCGGCGGCGGGAGTTTCTGCACCATTACGTACCCGGCGATGTACGTGCATACATTTCATCGATCGTAAACGGTGCATGTGCACCGCTGTACTGCAAGCGAAACACACGTCGCCGTCCCGTACCCATAACGCGCGCAATTGCACGCTGTTGACCAGTTGCAGGCAGTGTGATCTGACGTACGCCACGCCATACGGCTGGGAACTGTTCAGACCAGTCGAACTGAAATGTTCCGGCTGCAGGACCCATGGACGACGCCACGTCGATGGAATCAAACGCTTGCCGCATTTCTTGGCTGCCCACCCATGGCGATTGGATAAGACGTGCCATCGTCCCCGCGGGCTCGGATGCGCTATTCAAATCCAATGTACAGATATGACCAGTATCGAGTCCAACGTAGGTAACACCGCCGTCGTGTTCAGTAGCGCACCGTCCTGCATGATCCGCACGGCCTAGCGACTGACGATATGACCAAACACCGGATGAAGCTGCCAGTTCTAGGGACCATTGGGTGGGGAGCGTAAGCACGTAAAAATCGCTTCCGCCCTGTCCATACGCGTAGGCAGTGAGCGACGATAATTGCGCCAGCGACAATTGTTGAAGAAGCAAATCGATCCACGCTGGCGACACTGCTTGTCCAGTCTGTCCCGTACATAACCAAATCCTGCGATCCGTTCCAACAAACATGATAGCGTCGCGTATTATGGCGAGCGACAGACGTGCAGCAAGTCCTACAGATATAAGCGAGTTCGGGTAGGAGCTGAAAGCGAAATCCGTAGCACCGCCGGGATTGTACCACTGTTCAAGTGATCGGGCACCGAGCGGCCACAAAACTCGACCGGATACTACCAAGTCCACAAGTTTGTCGGCTCGCGCTTCCTTCGTTGCAAAGTTAGTTCCCGGCACGTTCGCCGGCTGCAATGCAAGCGAACTAAGCATCTTGCTATCTTGGTTGGCGTAAAAGTTGCTTGCACCGCCCCAAACAGTAAAATTTTCCAAAATCGCAACTGCGGAAGGGTCAAAATTGATTGACGCATCTAAGCCCGCGTTTACAACGCCGGACAGTGTTGCAGTGTATCCCGTGCCGGCTAACGATGGACCTATGATGTTGGCATTAGTAGCGATTACGAGCGCCGTACGATCTTCTGCAAAACGTAAAACGGGCAATGCCGCATTGAGCGTGACAAAACCCTGCAACGTAGGCGCGCCGGTTTCCACGCCGGACCATATCGAACCGTCTGCATGTCCGCTCCATACGGTTTCCAAAGCATGGCAAAGTGCCAAACACGGCGATACAGTAGGGCGGCAAACCGTATCAAGACCAGGAGCGCCGACAAAGCGCACTTGCGCTTCCCGGCCTTCTTCCTGCGCACGTGCTACAACGCGCACGTTGATAAGCTTTCCACCGCCTTGATCAAGACTGTTTGGATCGAGAAAAGAACCGAGAATGTTGATAACACTCACGAACGCACCGCACGAAGCCATTGCTGGCCTCGTGCCCAATTCTTCCACCGCACATGTACGTCGTTCGCATCCATAATGATTGGGTCTGTAGGTGACAGAACACTGCCGTACGAGCCCATGATGCGCCGACCTAGTAGCAGCACAGCGTCGTGAATGCCCTCTGGAGGCAGCGTGACGGCGTCAGTTCCGACCGGATTGCTGATGAGTGGTACTCGGCCGCCGTACTCTATGAGAGCTTGTGCAGCGGCACGCGGTGGCTGCCACGTGGTCACTAGTACGGAGCCGTCCGTTTGGCGCTCTTGATGCCATTTGGTGATGATCCCGACTTGCGTTGTACGTACAACGTCTGCGGATGGAGCCGGGCGCGTCTCACGGTTAACAAGATTGTTTATGTCATTCAGCCACAACGCGCGCATAGCGACGGCATCTACTTGAACCAAATAGGACGTGTTTCCGGTACCGATCGAAAAACTATAAATGGAGCCCGTAACGCCAGGTGGCAGCGTAGCTTTGACGCGAGAAATTAGGTACTGACAAGCACCATCCGCTTGCTCGCTGCGCAGAATATCGTTGAGGACTGGAACGTTATTTGCGAGGTCTGCAGCGGTTGGTTGTTCAGTCTGATCGAGAATGCGAAACAGATGCATCGCTTGGGTAATAACATAGGCCGCCGTGACGGTCATGGCAACTCCAAGCATTTCAATTTAGGAAGTGTAATTGTCCGCGGTTTGAAACGACTTTTCAGAGAACTGCTAATGCCGTATTTGTTTTGCGATGCAGTACTAGCGCGTCGTATGAGAGCGAGTTTACGCAGTGTAAGTTTTTGTTTTTTATTCATCCTTACACTCCCACACGCGTAGCCCACGGAGGCGATAGAATTGGATCGCTAACATCCTTGTCCGTCGTGTTTACACGAGCCAACTCTGCACTTTCCGAAGGAGGCACAACGGTCCGCACGGAGCTGGACGGAATGAACGTGCCATCATAATCCGAAGGCACGAAGGTTTGCAAGTTTGTCACTTCGGTTGCAACAGGCTGGGCGAGCGCCTGAATGCCAGTGAACGATGCCGTCTTGCCCAGCGTTGAATAATAGGGCGGCGCCGAAAGAAGCACAGCAAGCCGCGTGGCGTCATCCGGAGCTGCCTTAGGCCCCGCAGCGAAGGCGCTAGGCGCTCCGGATGACGGTCCACTCCCCCATATGTCGTCAAGATTGTAACGCAACGGAAGGGGCTCTGGCGGCGGATCAATCGATTTATCTGGCGACACCTGAAAATCATACACAGGCGGCCAAGGATCGAAACACGGCCGCACGGCGCGCCCTGACGACCGCGTGCAGACAAGTAAGCCCGTCAACCGTTCACGCGCAAGAGTTTTATAAGGAACTCTGGCATTGCATCGGGAGCACGCACCCCACGTCTCGTAGGGGCGCAACTTTGGCTTTACAGTGTGAACCGGTTCACCCATGGGGCGAATGTTTCACGTGAAACATTAGACGTTATCGGCGCCCGGGCTCACGAACACGGTACGCCAATCGATGACAGACGCAGCACAGCGGAACCACAGCGCAATGAGCGACGCCTGATTCGACCAATTGCTGTCTTCGCGAGTTTCGAGTTGTGAACGCTCCCAAAACGTAAAGCCTTGACCGTTGTCCTTATCCTGCTCGGAAGTCTGAATGAAGTAATTGTCCTTGTCCACGAGGTACGGCGTTTCGACCACTTCCGGCAGCGCATTGGTGGCACGTAGGACATTGATATTGTTAGTCTGAGCGTTCCACTGCAACGGCGATCCGAGGATGCGTCGTGTTTCTGGCCCGCTTTCCGGAGAGAGGATGACGCGCTTAGGCAAGACGTTGATTACAAAGCCGCGACCGTTGCGTGTATACGATATTTGGATGACGGCATTTTCGAAGGCTAGTTCGGAAACGTTCGCGGCGACCAGCAAATTCGATTGCGCACCAACGGCGGTCGGATGCGCCGCGGACCCGAGCGGAACGCCATCAGCTCGAATGCCATTCACGGCGTCCACAGAAACTTGCAACGGCGCGTGGGCAATGTATTCCTCGGTCTGCCGAGCTGAAAACGCTAGTTCCTTCATCATGCGGGAACCAACGTCTTCGTATAGGTTGTCATCCTTCGCTTCGCGCGAAATCCCCACGGCAAGGCCATAGCTTGCATGCGTGACCTGCGTCCGATAACCTTCATTCGGCACGTCGAACTGGACAGGCTCCAATTCCGGTTGCTGCACAGCGAGTCCAAGGCCGGCACGTTCCGTCATGAACTCCTCGAAAGCCTTCTCGCTGGGCTTCGAATCAAAAAATTGCGGATAGATCGGCATCAGCCTTTCATAGTCCAAGCCGAACAACGCATAGAGGCCGGGCCAGTACTGCGAGGGCTGCAAACTTCGATCGATGACTTGCACGTCAATCTCCTCTATGATGGCTTGACTAGCCACCGCGAATCACTGTGCAGCTTTAACAGGAATTGTGAGAACTTCCAAAGTAATACAACTTAAGAGATGTATGACAGCAGCCTTATGCGTGACCTTCCTAGCATTAAGTTTGATATTGATAAGCCTGAGAAATTTGGCAATTTGGCCGAAAAATTGTCAAAAGACGAACGCCGATTACTTGCCGACGAATTGATCATGTTGATCGGCATCGATGAGCAATCCATGAATGATTGGCTCAGCGAAGCGGAAGGCTATTTAGACACCGTCACCGCACAAGAGAATGATGCAAAGCCGCAGGACCGCGAGCAAGAAGGTTCGAATGAGGAAGGACCGCCAGCCACAGAAATGACGCTGACCGCAGTCGTGCAGTTTTCAGCGCGCGCCACGGATGCTTTGCTGGGCGAGCCTGATCTGGCGAGGGCGACCGAACCGGGAAGCGAAGCTGTCGCGGCGTGGGTATCCAGTCAACTCCGTACAAATGACCCAAACTGGGTGACAGATACCGATCCGCTTGTTGTGCACATGTCCGTCACTGGATTGGCATGGCGTAAGCGGTCATTCGATCGCGAAGACGAAATATTTCATACGGCTTTCCGTACATGTAAGGACGTAATCGTAAATGTAAAATACCTGCGTATTATCAACCGGGCACCACGAATCACGGATCAATTCGAGCGGTATCCGTACGAAATCAATCGATCGATCGAACGCAAGCGATGGGTTGATTACGAACCTGATTTTCACGACAGCGATCCGCAAGCACCGAAACGATTTTACGATTGCGATGCATGGTTGGATCTGGACAACGATGGTATTGAAGAACCGTGGACAATCATAATATCACGTGATGATTTTCCGGAAGTAGTTAAAATCGAACCACGTTGGTCCGCAAAAACGGTAGTTAATACAGATGATACGCTGTACTTCAATCCAGTTATCCGATTTCATCCGTACAAGTTTCTTCCTGATCCCAAAGGCGGGTTTTTGCCCATGGGATTCGGCAAGTTACTCGCCCGCGTCGAGAACACGGCTAACCGGTTGCTTGCGTCAATTTCTGATACCGCCAAAAGTGAAAGCGAAAACGGTGGCGTTGTCGGGGGCAGTTCATTTGGCTTGCCGGACAAAATCGAGGTAAAAGGCAACCGATTTACCTCATTGCCTACGGACGGAATGCCACTGGAAAAGATGTTCTCGCCATGGCCGATGAAATCGGTTTCTGCCGGCTCCGTGCAGGTTCTTGATAAGATCATGACGCTGGGCGACCGTCTCGCGGGCACAATAAATTTGCTTGAAAATGCGCCTGCGTCAATGACTGCGACCATGGCCCGCGGCGTGATAGATAACGGTGCGCAAGTTCAGTCTGCAGTGCACCGCCGCCTCGTCGCGTCGATGACGCAAGAGTTCCGATCATTCGTCGAAATGGCCAGCGCTTATGACGTTCTGCCCGAGAACATACAAGTTTCCGGTGCCGACAACATAGCAGTGACGGCAGACCCGCAGCTTGCAACCGAAATGCAGCGTAGCGCGCTTGCCGGTATTTATATGGAATTGATGAAAGATCAGTTGACGGACTGGCGCGAAGTACGCATGCGTCTATATAAAACACTGAGACTTCCAAATCCGGAAAAGCTGATCGGACAGCCGCCGATGCCGCAGGCTACTCCCAAAGAGAAGGCCGAAGCCGCAATAAAATTGATGAAGCAGAAAACCGAAAATATCAAAGTCACAGGCGCCGTTGCTGTACAGCTTACGCAGGCGCTCAAGAATTTAGTCGAAGCCGGCGGCGGCATGATCAACAGCCAAATCGCCATGCTGCAAATGGCGCAACTTGAACAAGCCGTACAGACGATGATGCAGGAGGCGGGCAATGCGGGAACTAGCATTGACGGAATGGCTCAGCAGCCAGGAAACCAAGGCGCTCCTCAACTACCTTCGCCGCCGAACCAAAACAGTAACAGCGGCATTCCTGGCGGGAGCCCCAGTGGACCCGGTATCGCAGGGCCGAGCGGTAGCATTCAATGAGATTTGCATACTCCTTGAATTGCCATCGCAACTCGCTTTACAAAAGCTACAAAGCACGGAGACAGTATGAGCAACGTAGGCGTCCATTCATTTCAAATTCCACACGAACATGTACAGCCGACTCGTGATATGGTCATTGTACGTATCCCACTGCCACCGTCGAAAATCGGCAGCATCCTGACGCCGGATATCACACGCGACATGATGCAACACAACGTCATGGCCGGACGTGTCGCAGGAATGGGGCCGCTGGCGTTCAGTTACAAAAGTGGAGAAGACACCCTAGAAAAGCAGGATGTACAGATCGGCGACTGGGTACTATTCCGTCCATTCGCTGGAACTATGATCCAAGGCGGAAAGCTGACGGCGACAAACGGCTGGCGGTACATGTCCAGCTTTAATGATGTAATTGGCATCATTAAAGCAGAACACATGCCGGACCCTGCCACGCTCGAATGGGAAGCGCCGGATGCCGACAGAGTCGTACCAAATTTCGATTGGGATCATAAAACCGCTGTAGCATAGAGGAGTAATCCGTGGACTTGAATACGATGGTGAGGGAACAAGCCCTCAATGGTTTGCGAGCTGCACTTGATAAAGCCGTACTTGAAGGCGACCAAGAGGGTGCCCGTAAAGCCGCGACACAACTGGCACAGCTAGAAATCAGTACGGCTCCGAAACCGCTTCCATACGGTGACGCCGAAATACGTGCAGAACTGAACAAGCAGGAATGGTTCGGCACCGATCCCAAACGATCGGCAAAAGCGATTCAGTTCGGAAAGGACTTGGACCCAAACAAGTTCGCCACTGCGGCCGATTTTACTGCAGCTATCGTAAAAGCTGTGGAAGACGAATTCAAGCCGCCCAAACCTGCCAACACAGAAGACGAAGACGATGAAGAAACCGAAGATGAAGACGGCGCA